AAATCTATTTTTCATGTATTTTTCTCAATTATATGCTAATTATATACGTATTTATCTATATAAAAAACGGCAAAAACTTGACAAAATACGGTTTTGTGGTATAATACTAGTATAGATAATAAAAAAAGAGGAGTAAATTATGGCTACAATGTTTCAGAAATATCACGAAGAGAGTGTTTTTGCGGCTCAAAAAGCGGCCAAAGCAGAAGATGACAAATGGGGTGACCGATTTGGTATGTGTGGATTTGCTTGGGTGACTGCTCATCCAGTGAATAAAGGCAATACACGTCTAGGTAAAGAAGAGAGAGCGATACTTGAGAGTATTGGCTTTGAGAAAGACTGGACTGGTAAGACTTATCAGATATGGAATCCATCGGGTTATTCTACACAGAACATTGATGTCAAAGAAGCAGGTGCAGAAGCATATGTTTCAAAGATGAATGAACTAGGTAGTGGAATTAAGTTAACTACGGGTTCACGTTTAGATTAATTTAGTAAAGTATAACATAAAAAGAGAGGAAAAAATGAAAAATATAGTATCACTGTTATTTTTAGCAGTATTAATGTTAGGATGCTCGGGTGTTACCAAAGCAGGAGGATGTCTTGATGGTAGTAAACCAGTAAAGAGTATTTCCGCAGATGGCACTTATTTTGTTTACAACTGTGGCGGCTCAAACACAACAACTAGTAATACTTCATCACAAAAAGTAACCAAGGCACTTGCTGGAATTGATATTGAAAATGACCCCAATATCGATTTTTTCAAACCGCCAAGGGCTCCTCAACCAGTTGATAGAAACTTTTGGTATGGGCGTCAATGGAGAATAGCGGATTTTAATAATGACGGATATAATGATGTAATTTACATAGGCGTTATTAAACCGAGCAATATGATTGACGGTATGAATAATCCGATGGAGGCTGGTGGAAGAGATTGGTGTCCTAATAATAATGACTGTATCGGCATATTTCGAGAGCCAGCATTATTCTTAGGTGATGCTGATGGGAACTTGACATACTCGTCTTGGTTGTTGGTTGATAATCGTGATATTCCTGGTCTTGAGGCACCTAATCAAATTCACAATGCTGATTACAACAACGATGGTGTTTTAGATTTCTATTTTGCAGACACTGGAGTAGCAGGCTTGGATGGTCAAGTTGATAGTTATTTTCTTAGTCAGCCAGACGGTACTTGGCTAGAGTCATCGGACACTCATCTTAGTCACCCAAATTTTCGAGTATGGGACCATGGCGCGGCTACTGGCGATATTGATAACGATGGTGATATGGATATAGTTATCACTGAGATGCACACTTGGCAGAACAAAACAGCATTCTGGTGTTTAATGAATGACGGTACTGGATACTTAAAGAAACGTAAGTGTGGAGGTGTTTTTGCCTTTGGTCTAGAACTTGCTGATATGGATGGCGATGGAGACTTAGATGCACTGGTCGGCGGTCATGAACTAGAATATGGCAATAATGCAATCCCAGGTTTAACTGGCATTGTTTGGAATGATGGTAAAGGCAACTTTTCTAGAAAAACCAAAGTACAATACTATAAAAAGAAATATAGCGAAATACCAGAGATATCTGCATCGGACCTAGACAACGATGGCGACTTAGATATTGTTATTAGTCGAGTCGGTGAATACTATGTAGGTACGGCTATACAAATCATAGAAAACTTAGGTAATAAGAAGTTTAAAGACCACGGCTTGATTGAATTACTGATAGCACCTGATAATGCTGTTGCCGATGCAAAGAAATCTGAGGCTAATGAATGGAATTCTTTTATTAACTCAATAATATTCACAGATGTTGATAATGACGGAGACATGGATGTCTTTTTAACAGGCGAACACAAACAAAGTAATGGTTCAATACTGATTAACCAAGGTTCGTTTGTATTTGACTTAATAAGACCCGCTGATTCACATAAGTTTATTACTGATAGAACTGATAGTAAAATAAAATTCAGTTATAAAAAACGTACTAATCAACTAACTGATGAAGCACAATCTGTAGAAGATGAACTAGCGGCGTTTGAAGCCGAACTAGAAGCAGAACTTGATGCAATGATAGTTAAGTAATAGTTTCTAACTGTTAAATTAAAGCCCTCTTAATCGAGGGCTTTTTTATATGATAAATATAATTATGTACAGAGTTAATAAACGGTAGATAATTATATGCATATTAGAAAACTTGACCCAGAAATTAATCCAATTACACTAAAAGATGGCAGAGGTGGTATATTCACATACTATCCAGAACAAGGTGACCCAGTTGTAGAATGGAGTTATATTGTAACACTTAAAGGTTCACAACGTGGACACCACTATCATAAAGAGTTTGATGAATACATTATGTTTGTAGAAGGTAATGGAGTATACTTAGAGTTACAAGACGATGGCACTGAGGTCCCTACTCCTGTTGCTTCTGGTGACTGTGTATACTTGCCAAAGAACGTAGCACATACATTCATTCCAATGGCAGATTGCAAGATGGTCGCAATGATAACAAAGAAGTGGAACGATTGTGATGAACCTATCACTAGAGCAGGTGAGTAATGATAATTAATGAGAAAGATACTTGTAGGGTTTGTGATAGTCCTGTTCATTTAGTTGTAGACTTTGGTGAGATATGTATTAATGATTTCCCTCAGTCTAGTCAAGACCCTACTTCATCTGCACCAATGGTGTTAGACCAGTGTGAGAAGTGTGACTTAGTTCAACTTCGACATACAGTTGACCCTAAAGTATTATATGGTGAACACTATTGGTACGAGAGTGGATTGAATCAGAAACTAAAAGACAATCTAATCGACATAGCAAATATTATCAATACATATACTGATGAGGGTGACACAGTATTAGACATTGGGGCGAACGATGGAACTCTGTTAGATGGAGTATCAAGGTATAGAATTAGAATTGGATGTGAGCCAGCACCAAACCTATGGGACAAGTTAAAAGACAATTGTGATATAATGATTCCAGAAATGTGGGACCATAAATATCTTGACCAATACATCTGCACACACGCCTCACCTGAATACATTAACAACAAAGCAAAGGCAATCACCGCTATTGGTATGTTCTATGATATGGACAATCCAAATGATTTCATATCAAGTGTGAAAGAAGCACTGACAGATGATGGTATTTTTATTGCACAGTTAATGACACTTGCACCAATGTTAAGAATGAGAGATTTGGGTAACGTCTGTCACGAACATTTAGAATATTATTCATATGCAAGTCTTGTAGAATTATATGAACGTAATGGATTAGAAATATATCATGTAGAAGAAAATGACATACAAGGTGGAAGTTATCAACTATGGGCAAGACATTTAGACAAAGGAAGTATTCAGTATGATGAAGATATATCTACACTGAAACATTTCTTCTCAGAGATTGAACATAATGGTAAAGTTCTGAGAGATACACTCGAAACATACAAGGATAAGAACTGTTATGTATATGGTGCAAGTACAAAAGGAAATACAATGCTACAACTATGGAAATTAGGAAAGTACTTCAAGGGTGCAGCCGAAATTCATTCTGGTAAAGTAGGAAGAGTGACTGTTGGTACTAATATTCCAATCGTACACGAAGACGATGCTAAAAAAGATGCTGACGTGTTCTTTGTTCCTAACTTCGGGTTCAAAGATATGTTTGTAGAAAAAGAAAAACAATGGATAGATGGCGGCGGCACAATGGTGTTTGCTATGCCTGATGTAGAAATTATTAAAGGTAAATAAAATGATTCGTCAAGTATTCAACAACTATGAAAGCGACTTATTAAAAAAATATGAAAAATCTTCAGAAAAGATTCTTATTTTTAACTGGGAGAGATGGTTATATTTTGACTCTTCTTGGTATGATATTGAACATAGAGTTCATTTATGTAAATTACAATTAGATAATTTATTAATAGAAATAGAAAAATATGATATTTGTTTTTTTGTAATATCAGAATTGATAGAGATGACAGAACAGCAGGCAACTGGCGAACGTAAAAAATTACTACAAGAATTTATGACAGAAGTTGATAAACTTAATGTATTTTATATAGCATCGTCAGAAGATAGCAATTACCCTCTTGACCTATCTAGAACTTTTAATATGCCATGGTTTGCTGATAGGTCTATATACACGTCCCAAGATACAACAATAGACTTTGATTATAGACAAAAAGACTTTACATTTAATATGTTATTGGGTTCTGAACGAGAATACAGAACAAAAATGTTTGAAGCGGTTCGACCCCATTCATATGTGTACTCAACATATATGGGTCATAGTCAGTATAAAAATGATTCAGATACCCATCTAGAAGATGCCGGCACATTATACCATTTGACTCAGCAAGATTTAGGTGCTAGTTATTCAATAGGAAAGTTAGACACTATGATACCTGTAATTCAAGAAAACAGACCTTATATTTTATCACACGTAGTGCCCGAGACGATATACAATAACACACACTTTGATATTGTATGCGAAAGCCAACATGTACGTGGAAGTATGCACTTTACTACAGAAAAAACTGCAAAACCATTAAGCACTGGTAGATTTTTTATATGGTTTAATTCTCCAAATACAGCAGGATATCTAAGAAAGTATGGATTCGAATTACAAGATTACTTATCCGAATACGATAATGGATTACCTGATGATGCAAGATTAGAAACCATATTTGAACTTATTAAAGAAATTGGTGATAATAAGAATTATATAAAAAAGATTTATAAAGATACAAAGGAAGCAAGAATACACAATCAAAAAGTATACGAACAGATTAAAAGCGAAACTAAGTATGAACGTGCTGTTTGGATATGTAACCAGGTAGAAAAAATATGAAAATAGCAATAACAGGTGGGGCAGGATATGTTGGATGTAGACTTAGTGAATACTTTCTAAAACAAGGTCACGAAGTAATATGTATAGATTGGATGCGATGGGGAGTTACGCCGATATTGAATATCATAGACCATCCTAACTTTCATCTTCATGTCATGGACATTAGGAACAAAGAAGTTGAGTCTGTAATCAAATCAGCAGATGCGGTTATTCATCTAGCAGGTATTGTTGGTTATCCAGCGTGTGATGCCGAGCCAATACTAGCACACTCTATCAATGTTGAAGCAACGAAACGAGTTATTGATGCCACTGGCGATAAGCCATTTGTATATGCGAGTACAGGTAGTGTCTATGGTGCCCTTAATAGCATTTGCACAGAAGGCTCAGAAACAAATCCAATCAGTAAGTATAGTGAATACAAATTGATAGGAGAAGAATACTCAGGAGATAACGCAGTTATCTTTAGACCAGCAACTGCATTTGGTGTCAGTAATAGATTACGAAATGATTTGCTCGTCAATGACTTTGTTAATCAAGCAATTAATGTAGGCAAACTCGTATTGTTTGAAGGTCATTTCAAAAGAACATTCCTAAGTATTAACGATTTAGTTCGAGGCTTTGCTCTCGGAATAGAGAAGTATGATGATATGAAAGGTGAAGTCTGGAACGTTGGTGATGAAACTCTTAATCATACAAAGTTAGACATAGCAACAACTATTCAAAAATATGTTGACTATGAACTTGAAGTGAATACAACACTAGAACACGACAAAGATGGAAGAAATTACTTTGTTGATTATTCTAAAATAAAAGAACGTACGGGATTTGTAGCAACAGAAACACTTGACTCTGGTATATTAAATCTTGTTACACTCTATAAGGCCAGTTCTCACAATATCACATATAGATAATACATCGTCTCTAGTCAAGTCTGCTTGACCTGGTAAATGTAATCCCATCTTTGCTATGTAATCAGTATTAGGTGTTGGAGTTTTCCATTGACTATGATAGGGTTGGTCACATAAACTATAGTATACTGCTCTACATCCTATTCCATTTTCTCTAAGATAATTTGCTAACGCATCTCTATTGTCAACTAAAATTTCTGGATAAGTTGGCGTTGTAGAATCTAAATCAGTAGAAATAAAATCACAAACATCGTGTAGTCCTTCAGTGTATGCATCAAAGATATCTTTCTTGCGTTCAACAATGCCAGGCAACTTTTTCATTTGTGCAACACCGAATGCGGCTTGAATGTCTGTAAACTTAAAGTTCATACCCATTACATTGTAGACCTCACCCACAGCAACCGTTCTACCAAAGTTCTTTATCGCAACTATCTTCTTGCTTAGTTCTTCGTCATTAGTGATAATACAACCACCTTGACCTGTTGTGATAATCTTAGGAGCACCAAAACTGAATATTCCAAGATGTCCCATTGTACCAATATGATTTTCTTTATGCCAACTTCCTAATGCTTGGGCACTATCTTCAATTACAAATCTTCCTTCACTTCTCAACTTTGCTATATGCAACCATGCATCATCTGGATATCTTCCATTGATACTTGTAACAAACACAACACGACAATCATCGGGTATACTTTCAAAGTCAATAGTGTAAGAACTCGTGTCTACGTCAACTATAACTGGTGTTGCTCCCATTAGAATAGCACCATTAGCCGTAGCGGCTTGAGTATAGGCACTTACAGCAAATCTTTCATTTGGTTTTATATCAGCGACCATTGATGCAACTAATAACCCAGTTGTTGCACTCGTTACCATGTGTGCGTACTTGGCGCCAGTGTAGTCACATATCATTTGTTCCATCTCTCTAGTCTTGGTGTGTTCCATTATCCAACCACCAGAGTTGATGTACTCTGTTACACTATCTATTTCTTCTTGCCCATATACTGGGTTCATGTGACTGTTAGGCGTTATCATGGTAATAATTCCTTTGTAATTTTCTCTACTCGTGTTCTCAATTCATCAGATGGTTTGAATTGAAAGACTTTTTCTAAATATAACAAATGTTGAGTTGGCAGAAAATGATAGTCGGGATGCTTATCGCCTTTTAATCTAACACCCTCTCCTACACCTGCATTTTCTCCAAGTACTATATCATACATACTTGGATTTATTTTTTTTAACGTGTCTTGGTATAGAGATGTTAAACCGATGAACCTATTCTCCTTGAATGTTTGAAGACTAGCGTTTTCTATACTAGGCTCATAATATTGGTCGATTGCCTGAATTCCATTCATACTGAACATTTCATAATTCAAATCATCGCATTCTAACATCTTTTTTATTACATGAATATAAGAGCAATCACGCATCAGCATTCCCTCTTCATCAAAAAACCATTTATTAACAACAGAGGTAGAATATACAGATTGAGTCAATATATTTCCTGGTGTAATCCACTGCCCATCTTTAAATCTATCTTCTCTAAAAACACCACTCCATTGTATTAGAATTAAATCATCTTTAGTAAAATTGTATCTTAAACCCGTTTGAACTATTTTATTAAATATATAATAGTTGCCTACACCGGGTTTACCTTCATTGTGTACTACAGTGCTTGTATTTTCAAAATGTAATTTTAGAATATCAGCCCATGTGGGCATTTTATGATAATTAGTAAAACTGCATCCGAAACAGAATATTCTTTTATATTTAATATTGTTAATGTCTATCATAATACCATCCGTATGTTTCTGTTAGTGCTTCTTCTAATGTGTATTTTGGTGTCCATCCTAGTTCTTTTAACTTTGAATTATCAATGGCTCTGTTTTTAATTCCTTCTGGCCTATCAGTGTTATACCACAATCTGCCTGTAAATCCGCTTATTGTTTTTAATGTTTCTGCTAATGTTCTAATAGAAGTTTCAACTCCACTCGCAACGTTAACTGTATCATATTTATTGTTGTTTAGAATTATATCCATTGCACTTATGGCATCTTTGATATAAATCAAATCTCTACTTTGATTTCCACTACCCCATATCTCAATCTCAGTCCAGTCTTCTTTGACTGCTGTAACAAACTTTTGCATCAACGCACCAATTACATGTGCGTGTTCTCCTGTTCTATCATTTGGTCCAAACATATTAGAGTTTATCGCAGTGCGCCAATGTGTTCCTGCTTTTTCATTCTTTGCTCTACATTGATACATGCCCATTAATTTTGGCATTGCTGTTGGCAAATATGTTTTGTGGGGTTCGCCATTCATCAATTGGTCTTCAGTATACGGTTGACTTCCTTCGGCAGGATAACTACAAGTACTTCCTTGTAGTAGCACTCTATCTATTCCAAACTCAGAACATACATTGAATATATTATTCTGAATAGTTAAATTCTTTATCATCAGTTCATACGAAAAATCTAAATCTTCTTGTAGACCACCAACTGTAGCCGCATTGATAATTACATGTGTAGGCAATCCATATGTTTTCTCTAGTCTTTTGAATTCTTCGTTTGTACTAGTCGGGTCACTGTAGTCAACTAAGTCTGTGTTCCCGCCCAGAGAATTACTAACTACATTGCTGTAGTGTGTTCCTACTAATCCTCTATTGCCTGCTATGTAATATTTCATATTACTTCCTAATTACAAAGTAATCAAATAGATTATCTTCGCCTGGCGGTCCAATGTATCCGTCTTCTGGTGATTGATATGCTTTTAATAATTCCAATTCTTCTTTGAATGCGCCTACATGATAAGGAAAAGGATAAGGCTGTATTAGTGCAATTCCGTCGTCATTTAAGTATTCTTTTATATTCTCAATGAAAAATCTAAGGTCATCAACATCATATGGTGCAAAAAATGTATGAGATTCATCATTTTTATCCGTTACATAATATGAAAATCCTAAAGTACGACTGTGAAATCGTAGAACTGTCTCAGTTTGCCACAATACGTTTGACGTAGTACATATGATTAAGTCATACTTTTTAGGCAAACTGAAACTTTTTCCTGTTTTAATGTGCAATGGAATTGGCATTTGAGTTCCTTCTGCGTTGGAAGTCCCTATTTTGTCCCAAATAAGTTTTAAATCTCCTATATCACTAGATGCCTCCTCTACCGAATTAGTATAACTTACATCAGTTAGTCCTATAGAATTTAAGAAATGAGGGAACATTCCAAATTGTGTCCCCAAATCTAATATAGCAGGATTTGACTTAGACCTGAATCCGTTCTTTGATAATCCCAATGCTTCTAACATTCTTGTATGATTTTGCCAGAACCCCTTTTTCATTGACTCTTCGAATCCATCACCATGGAATCCCATTAATTCTTTGCATTGTGCTATTTCTGGATAATTTTGTTTGAAGTTATCAAAATGATTTGCCATTTGTTTATTCAACGTTAATGCGTACTCTGTTATGTTTTCTTCTTCATTGTTTATCATATCTGTGTCCTTTTCATTTGTCGATAACGTATTTAAAACTCTGTCAATAATAGTAGGAGCATATACATCTTTATAGTGACCATAGTTATGTTCTAATATTTCATTCATTTCTTTAGAGTATACACTATTGCCATATTCATCGGTGTTACAATGAAAAAAATTAACTATATCATTTATTGTTGAGGCAAGCACACTTATTCTGTCGTCTTTATTTTTATGGTCATATGCCTCAGACCAGAACTTGTCAAATGTTTTAAATCCTAGTTTCTTTAAATGGCGCAAATAATGTCTATCACCAAGAACAACAAATGGAATTTTACTTAACATTGCTAATGATAATTTTTCACTTATTGAAATATCAGAATCAGTATATGTATATTCTGTAATGATTTCAAATTTTGATTTTAATCTATGAGGTAACATATCGGTTACTCGTGATATTACATCACCATCAACTTTGTCTCCTAATCTTATTTTTCCATCATCCTCGCTTGTGCGTATTTCTATGTGTTTGCCCATATGTGGAGTTAATTGTTCAAATAAGAAAGGTGATATGCCTTTTCCTATATGAGTTGGGTATGCATCTCCGTAATGAATATCTATTGTATTTTTAATAATTTCAGCATCGTTTTTCTTATCATAATCAGAAAGTGAATTACCGATAAATGAAAGGTACATATTATCAATATCTACCCCTCGTTTGACACATTCTGCCAATAGTATTATTCTATGTTCTCTAGGTCTCCTGTTCAAATACAATGCTGATTTGCGTCCCAGTCCGTTTTGGTTGCTGTATATTAATTTGTTGTAATCATTATAATTGAATCTAACATATCGCAGGGTACTCAATGAAACGCATTCAATTCTAACATTACAATCTTTCTTGTCAATTTTATCATAAACACTTTCATTCATCGTCCAATATACTACATTGTTATGAGTGTTTATTTTGCTGAAATATTTATTTATTTTTCCATATATGGTTGAATCATCTATTGATATAGGACAATCTTCTACACTAAAATCAAATAGTAACATGGCTTTACCTGACTTAATGCGTGACATTATAGTGTCATCTGCAAGTACACGGTCGATTACGATGGATATTTTATCTGTGTAATTTATTTCTTCATCATTATAATCACTATAGTAATTATTATTTTCATCATAGAACGTCATATCAGTATTAATAATATAATAATGGTCATATCTTTTATTGGGATTTATATTTAAAATTATATTACTATAAGTTTGATATTTATAATCTGGACTTTCTGACAAAATAGTTATTGTTTTATTTAAATTTTTTACTGATGTCTTTAGTTTATGAGTCTCTACATGTAACGGGTCAAATAATGTTTGCATTACATAATCTCCTTAAATTCTGGCAAATAATCGCCGATGTCTTGATTTCGTATATTATCTAATTTGTTCGTATATTCTATTGCGTCATTCCAGTTTTTTTCATTTGTTTCATTACTGAACATACTTAGTAGTTGCTCAAATCTCCAATCCTCGAATACGTTTTCAAATGTCTTGTGAATGTCATCTCTCATCTTTTTGGGCAACACAGCCGGAGATAATATAATAGGGTCATATACCATGTTATGATATACATAAGTACCATGTTCTTTGTAGAAGAAATTATAAAAATCTCCAAGAGTTGAATAGTTCATAAACGAAACAGTCTGAGTAATATCGATTTCAAAATCTTCTTCTTTTAATCTTAAAAAGTTTTTCATTACAGTGTCCCAGTTCGTTGGATGTCTGATATACTCGTTTCGTATTCCTAAGTCATCTATACTACAACTTATTTTTACATGGTCAAACTTGCGCCACAAGTCTATAACTTTCTCATTCATCAATGTCATATTAATATTATACCACAACTTGATATCAGTTTTGCCTAATTCAACAAGTCGTTCTAAGAATGCAAAGTGTTCTTTAATTAACATTGGTTCGCCACCATTAATATAAAATGTCTTCACCCGGTCACAATGTTGTAACAAGTCTTCCCAGAAACCTTCTCGTTCTGGCCATCTAAAACCTTCCATCGTGTTATAATCTGTCAACTGAAATGTAGTTGCTTTCTGTAATGCGTCATAATCATTTCTCCATTTACTACTAGAAGCAGGATTACAAGTACGACAAGCAACGTTACAAGTATTGCCCAATCGTAGTTCTACAAATTCTAATTGTACATCTTTCATATAACCTGTGCTATCTGTAGACTCTCTCGCAACGTCTATAGTGTATTCTGGGTAATTTCTAATTTCTTCTATGCGTTTTGAGTTCATGCCCTTATCTTCTTCTTCATAACAACGTAAACAGGCTTTTGGTTTTTCACCATCTAATACTTCTAGTCTTGCTTTCTTGTAACTCTCACTATTCATTGTGTCGTGTACCGTGTCCCGATTTAGATTATAAAATCTATCACCATCACGTGAACTACTCAACGCATTACGATGGTCAGCAACACAACAATGCGTTACTCCGCCATGCGGATGTGTAGCAAGATGTTGAAATAATAATGGACAGAAAGTACTACTCATCGTTCATCCACCATTCATATAGTTCATCGTCTGCTTTGTATATGTCAGCGATTGTAATTTTTTCATCTCGAATTTCATCTAGTCTATCTTGGAATCCTTTGCCATTCTTCTTGCCTTGAACAAATTGTTCTGGATATTCTTCTTCAAATGAGGGTCTATTTCTCATCTCACGTAGTGTATTAACTAGTGTTGATTGTTTTTGTGTTGCTCGAGGCTCAATATACTCAAGTAACTCGTCAATCTTTCTAGCAAGAATGTGTTTCGGCCATGCAAAGGGTGAGAATATAATATCTGGATGAAACGCAAACATAATCTTTGTTTCTATTCTCACGTCAAGTTCTAAACTCAAATCAAACAAGTCTTTGATACTAAACATACCTGGACCAGTAATCGTTAAGTCAAACAACATCTTGTCTTTACCGCCCGGTGCGGCCAAACCTTCTTTGAAGTTTTCTAACCATTCTTCCCATACAATGCCCTTACGAATAAATTCTACAATGTCACCTGTGCCATCGATACTCGCACACATCAACCAATCTTTGAACTGAGGCAGATAGTCAAAAAGTTTTTTACCTTTGAATTCTGTGCGTGATAGATTAGAATTATATCTTAAATGGCAGTTCTTTGCTGAACCATTATTGACCATTTCTTCTAATGCCCACCAATGTATATCATACATCAACGGTTCGCCACCGACCCAATATATTTCTTCAACTATGCCTTTTGATATTGCTTCTCTAAATTCTGGTTCAACAACTTCAGTCTGAAACGTAGTCATCTTCTTCTTAACATCTTTCTGCATGAATGGTTGTTGTTCTATACTCCACATGTTATTGATTTTCTTTTCTGCTTCCCAAGATGATGATAACTGTTCACCACACATACGACATTTGAAGTTACATAGATTTGAATATCTATAGTCAAACGAAATAGTAGGCATTGTTGTGTGTCCGTCATCATCTGTGTTGTCAAACGCTTCTTGTATCTTATCTCTAAACAGAACACCTGTGAACCATTTACGATATGATGATATACTTAAGATGTCATCGTTACACACATCACATTGTGATATACGTTCACCTGCCATAAGTTTCTTACGAATGTCTTTCATATACGGTGAGTTCCAATGTTCTTCTAAACTAACAGGATTAAAATCGTCTGCTAATGTTTTAGATTCTTTTATCTCGCCATACTTCTCATCGTTAGTAGCATCAATATACTGTTTTTGAAATGAGTGTTCTTCTCTACTGGCGCAACACATTCTTCTCTCACCTTGTGGAGATATGTAAGTGTGCGACCACGGAGCCATACAGAAAGTCTTGTTCTCACTTTCTTCAGCACAACTGCCGTCTCTATTCCAAATTGGTACTATTTTTTTCATGGCAGTAATGTGGGATATTCCTTAAAAGGTGAAATTGTTGTTATGTCGCAATTCCATGCATGGTTTCTATTTCTTAAAATTTTATCTTCGATACCTAATATCTTCGTTTGTAACTCTTCGAGAGGGATTTCACTTATTCTTTTTATTTCATTAAAATATGCACTCAGTCTCTCATCTATATCTATTATTGTGTCGAAAGAATAATCAAATATTTCATCATACAATTCGAATCCAAGATTTTTTAATATAGCATAATAACTTTGACAGTTAAAAAATAATGATACTTTTCCAACAAGATATGGTTTCCATGTTTTTTCAGTAAAAAACTGATATTTTTCCGGAACAGTTTCAACTCCAATATCAATTAGACTATTATTTAAATAATAAGAATGGCTTATTCTATCTTGATTTAGTCCTATTTCTAAATCTTCTAATGACATATCGAGTTCTTTTGTTTGCTCAAAATCAAATATTGCAGTGTTAATACCATCTGTCTTTGAAATCATATTATTCCAGTTGTCTGACAAAACAGTTCCTTCTGGGTGGCGTTTTAACCAACTCCAATGGCACTTCTCAATAATATTTGTTTCATGTAACCAAGTTAGAAGTTTTATCCTAATCAAATTTGGAACTCCGTTTAGACATACAAAATGTTTTAAAAAATGTCCAGTTGGAATGTCTCTGTAAAATTGGCACATGTAGTAATTTGTTATTTTATTACTATCTTGTGCATATATTAGTCTTTTTCTTGTTCTTGATAGCAGTCCAAAAGGGAATCCGTAAAATTTTACATTTCCGATTGTAACAGGAATTTCGCCACAATATCTTTTAACGTTAGATTCAACACCAAGGTCGCCATTAATAAATACACATTCAATATCTTCATTTGGAGTTGGGTCGTCATCTGGATTAATTTCTACATAAAATCCCGTTTCTATAACATTAGAAAGAACTCTCTCTTGACCCATCTTTAAATATGGTTCAGTCGTGAACGTAATATAAATCTTATCTGGTAGACCATGGTTGTTATCAAATCGGTCTTTTATAAAATCAGATAACATTGACACATTATTTCTTCCGAAGCCAAAATCTAAGGAACACATTATAATATTCTTATCAGGACGTAAATCTGCTATTAAGACAATATTATTATTATATGCTTCTTGATTCTCTCGTAGCAAATAATTAGCATAGTCTTCATCAGTTTTAATTTCTATAATTTTAGTTGTGTCTATCATTTTCTAGCGTACTACTTCAATACATCATCAGTCTGGTCAATATAAGTTTCAGTTGTCTTCGGGTCTATCGCAGTATCAGATACCTCTAACTGTAATTCTTTACTTAATATTTTCTCTGCTGTAGGAATTTCACTAGACAATGAATTGAACCAGTCTGCTAACGGCCCTGGAAATGTCTCTGTGAAACTTTTACCTCTACGAATATCGTATTGTGCAAAGAATGCCTTAAAATCATTATATAGTTTTGCTTTATCTGCCGTGTTTCTATGAGGAGTCTTAATGATATCAAGATAGTCAATTAATCGTTGTACACTAGCCATCTCACCATCGTGTAACATTTTTTGTGGGCGTTCAGACTTATACCATGCCTCTAACTTATCTTTGTAAATAGTTTTGATATCATCTGGTAATATTGCATTACTCTGAAATGAAGGAAATCGTAGAATATTCAGCGATAGCGTTGGGGCTCGTTGTCCATATTGTTCTCGTAGGTCTAACATTTCATCTAAAAATTCAACAATGGAATCTAGGCACAAGGAGTTTATAGTCATCATCATATGCAGTTTCGTTATATTCGCTTCGTTCAATACACGATGAATATTTGACATCCATTCATCGTAATTAAGTCCGTCTCTAATATATTCTGCTTGTTTGCCTGTAGATTCCATGCTCGTATAAATTTCAAGATTAGGCACATGCCATGATTGTTCAATCAGTTTGTTCAACACCTTTGGAGTTTCAGGACACATATTTGAATTGATGGCAAATCTCATATCTTTTCCTCGACCTGGATTATTTTTAAACCAATCAAATAATTTCCAAGTACCAGGATGCATAATAGGTTCACCACCCGTTATGCGTATCTCTTCTAAACTATCTGCAAGGTCACTTTCCCACCATCTCCAAAATGCTTTAATGTATGGATTATCTTCTGGAGCAATAGCGCCAACCCAAGGGGCTGAATTAATAAAATGTCCTACTGCGTCAGATTGAATATTCTGATATGGACCATACGTATTGATATCTTTTGCCCAGGCAGTACTGAATGCGGGATTACAATATGAACATTTAAAATTACACGCTCTATCAAAAGATATTTCAAGTGTCTTTAGATTAACATTTTCTTCCCATGGCAAATCAACTGATTTCTGAATATCTTCATCTTTATAGATTTCAGTCTTAAACACACGGTCAGATATATTATCTTTGCCCATGTCTTCAACTTTCCAACAGTATTCACACTCTGCTGGACGTTCGCCCTCTTGCATCATCTTACGCATTTTCTTCTTATGTGGCGTATTATGAATTGCTGATGGATTGTCGTCTAATAATTCTACCGGAATAGGATGTCCTGGTGGGTGATGACAACTTGTAGTTTGTCCATGTCCTAACCAGATAGTAGCATTGTACCACTTGGCGGCGCAATATGACTTACTAACTGGGTCAATAATTCGTTTTTTGTATTCGTGGAGTGTTTCAAACTCCCAGTATTTTCTACCCATGTTTGTTGTCCTCATTATATTTTTCAATAGTAGCAGGGTCTGGTCCTATTTCTGCCACTGTTGACTGTTGTATTTCAAGTGAATCAAACCACTCTACCATCATAGGGTCGAATGTTGACCTGAAATCGAATCCTCTGCGTTTGTCATATTGTGTATAGAATGTTTTAAAATCGTTATATTGTTTTTTTAGTTCTTCAGGATTGTGATATCGTGTCTTGCATCGTGTTAAGTGATGCAATAAGTTTCCAACATGAAGATGTTCTACATCTATTAGTAAATGTTTATTCTTTTCATACCATGTTTCTAATTTGTCATGGTAATGAGTTAACATATACTCAGGCAAAATATCTGGACTTTGAAATGTTGGAAAGTCCAACCTATTCAATGACATTACAGGCGCACGTTCTCCGTATATCTTACGTAGTGCTAACATATCATCCATAAAGTCTGTTATTCCATCTAAACACAAAGAATTTATAGTCATCATAACATGAAATTCACGAACTTTAGGATTATCTAATAACCTAGAGATATTGCTCAACCATGTATCATACTTCATTCCATCACGAATATAATCTGCCTGTTTTCCGACTGCTTCACAACTAGTATATATTTTAAAATTAGGAACATATTGTGTAATTTCTAATAACTTATCAAATGTTTTTTCTTTCTCTGGAACTAAGTTACTATTGATTGAAAATATCATATCACGGCCTTTAGTGGGATTATTTTTAAACCAATCAAATAATTTCCACACTCCGGGATGCATAATAGGTTCTCCGCCCGTCACTCGTATTTCATATAGGGTATCTACTAGACCGCCTGGCTCTTCCCACCACTTCCAAAATGCTTGTATATATGGATTGTCTTTATCATCTTTTGCTACTTTTTCTGCCCATGGTGCGGTACCAACAAAGTGTCCTCTAGTATCTGACTGAATATTCTTATATGGTCCGTTGTCATTAATATCTTTTACCCATGCAGTTGAGAAGGCAGGATTACAATATGAACATTTAAAATTACAGGCTCTGTCAAATGATATTTCTAATGTATGTAATGCTGAGTCATTGTCCCAAGCCTGAGTTGGTATTTTTGCTATGTCTTTCTCTTCTGACATTTGCGTTTTTTGTACTCGCACTGATACTACATCCTTGCCAGAATCTTCCATTTTCCAACAAACTGCACACTCGGCCGGGCGTTCACCGTTAAGCATTAACTTACGCATTGCTTTTTTGTGCTTAGTGTTGTGAATCGCAGTATGATTATGTTTTACTTCTTCTAATGGAATATCATGCATTGGTGGCTGATGACAACTAGTAGTCTGTCCGTGACCTAACCAGATAGTTGCATTGTGCCATTTCGCCGCACAGAACGAAGGACTAATCGGGTCAATGACTCGCTTTTTATATTCTTTAAATGTTTCGTCCATGTTGCTCCTGATATTCTTCTTTTGCTTCATTCCAGAAATCAGTCATCTCTGGAAATGTGGCTAAGAAATTTAAGTTTCTACGTTTATCATACTGTGTAAAATATTCATAGAAGCGAATTAAGTTGGTGCTTAATTCTTCTTCACTCATATTTAGTCCTTCTTTAGCCCATGCTAAATCTCTTTCTAATTTTAATACCTCATAATTCTTAAAGCCTGTATACTTGCGACCATATAAATCATTCTCTAAAACATTCTCTTTCATAAAATCGATGTTCTCTTGTATAGTGTCTAACATATCTTCATCTGCTAATTGTAAAGTCATCCAATCTGGATATCTTAGATATGGAGTATCAAACCAAATTCGTTGTCTTTTCTTTCGAACAAATTTTGGATGTTTAAATCCTTTTCTATCTGGTGGTTGAATAACTGTATCTTCTTGGTTTTCGTAACCGAATTCTTCACGCAGGTCTAATATCATTTGTAAGAATCCACGTAGATTAGGAATACTTAACAAGTTAAATGTATTGATGAATGATATTTCAGTACCAGCAGTTTCACTTAGAACTCGTCTACAGTTTTGATACATTTTCTCAAAATCAAGACCGTCACGCATGTATTCTGCTTGTTTGCCTACTCCATCTACACTTACGTATAAACTAAAATGTTTACATGCTGGTGCAACGTACCAGTTATTACCACTGTCTGGATTAAACTTTTCTGTGTCTTCCCATACACGAACTTCTTCTATTGCTTTTAACTTGTCTAAGAACTTCTCAAACAATGCATCTTGTGGTGGGCACATATTAGAAGTTATACTTAAATCTAGCGTTGCGTTTGGATTCTCGTTTACATAATCTAACACTTTGAATGTATTGTTGTCCATCAGTGGCTCACCGCCAGTCATACGAAAAACTTTCAAATCTTGGTACACATTAGGAAACCATTTCCAAAATGCTTCTACATATGGATTATCTTTACGTGCAACTTCAAGAGGCATAAGTCCAGTTTTACGTAGATAGTCTATGTCATTATGTCCTGTTCCGTTTGAGAAACGAAATCCACCATGTTCTTTTACATCATCTTCCCATGCAGTAGACAAGTGGGGTGAGCAATAACTACATTTAAAGTTACATGCTTGATTAAAATTGACTTCGACATATCGTGGAGTAATGTCGTGGTCCCAAGGATTGTTTACAACTTCATCCCATGCATCTTTTACCCACCACTCACTTGAGCGATAGTGTCTATCGCTTAATCTACCACCCTCTGGTGGATTCGGAGCATCTTCTACATTCCAACAGTACTGACATCCTTCAGGACGAGTGCCCTCTTTCATTTGTTTTCGTTCTTGTAATTTGAACTGTGTATTATGTAATGCGTTTGGATTCGCTTTTAGTTCATCTAATGGAATCGCATGTGTTGGCGGATGATAACAACTATGCGTTCTTCCTTGCGGCAAGTGTAGACTTACTTGAAGCCATTTCGCCATGCACATAGACGGCGACAATGCATTTAAATTGTCCCGAGTGACAACTGCATCATCGTCATAATTTGACATTATCTATCCCAACCAGTTTGCTTTTCTGTTGCAGTTGGATTATTAACTCTAGGTGGATTTGTGTAAACTCTCTTAAAGAACCTACCTAATTCTGGTGTTGGGTCTGCGATTTCCATTCCCATCTTTTCAGTAAGAATGTCACCGATACGTAAACACTCATCATATAGTTTATCGTAGTCCCATTCTACTCCAGTTTTAGAACATTTCTCTTCGCCACCAGCAACAGTAGGAAGAATTTCTTCTTCAAAATAAGATTTGAACCAATCAAACGATGAAATGTTTTCCAATAAGTAATCTTCTACAAAATTAATATCATAGCATCCTAGTCTTGCGCCGAAGCAAGCCCAAATGCCGTTCTCTACATCAGCACCAACATTACACCATGTTACTAATCTTTCGTAGTTTTTTGGCCATATTCTCTTTTTAAAATCTTCAATAGGCACAGTCTTGCCTTCATCTAAAGACATCTTAACACCTTCACGATATCCTGCACGAAATGCCTGAAATGGTGAGCCTGCGTTGTATACTTCTGAATGAATGTCATTCATTTGAATATAATTCAAATCCCAACAGAAGTCTACTTTCTTTGTTTCATCTTCTGCATTCTCGTGTGTTTTCATTTCTAACACCAAGTCTACTGGCCAACATTTGATACCACCATTACCGTATACTAATCCATTAATCATGTTCTTAGCACTCCAACTAATAATAGAGTTTGCTAAGTCTGTGTTTTCTGTGAAACTTATCTCTAAATCAAAAAACTTTTCATCAACGATGTTGTCACCATCGATAGTAATAAATCTGTCAGTTTCACTTTGTCTTGCACATTCTTTGTGTGCGTTGTCAAATCCTTTTACTCCATCTACTCTTTTAGCAAATGGAAACTTCATCATTAGGTTCGCCCAATGTTCTTCTTTTGCTGGTTCATCATAACTGATATAGAATACATCTAAATCACCTATGACAACTTTTGATTCTTTCATACTTTTCTCCACGAATACTTGTCAAAATACTTCTGTGTATAGACACTTATACTGTATTTATTAAATGCTAACTTAACATGTTTTCCAGTGGATAATAGTTCAGAAAATGGTACTTCTACTGTTTTTATTAGAAATTCTGGTCTATCTTTGTGTGTGATAAAGAACACATGGTCTGTTTTGCCAGCAACACTAACCAATTGATTTGCATCAATTTCAATACTTTCTTTCAATTTGTCGTTTGCTTCGAATATCAATTCGTCATCATTGAGTGAAAGTAGTATATCAGCATCTTCTGTTGTTAATATCTTATGTAGTTGATTGTCTTTGTTTCTTCGTTTAATGTCAACTTTTGATTTTATAATCTCATATATGAGTGGATTCTTTGTTCTTTTGACTATGTAATCTGAAAATTTGTAACTGCCATTAAGAAAAGGCTCAATCTCTTTAATCTCAAACCATGCAAATAAATCTTTCGTGTCTTGGATTTGATTCGTTATCTGTGTAATCTTATTGAACCCATCGAAATAAACAGCACGACATGTTTTTGTTTTTTCTATAACACTTATCATAGTACTGCATCCTCGAGTTGTTTAATCTTATTCTCGTCCATCCAATTCTTCTCTACATAATGTACAGGCAATGTTTGAGTGAAATTACCAATCTTTACTTGTAAATCATCTCCCAACTCACTTGTTATACTTTTAGTCCAGTTACTCTCTATCATAGTTACTGGTACATTCTGTACCATACTTTTCATATGAACAAAAGTAGGAACATCTTTAATATCGTAATCACATGTTTCTGCTTCAATATCTAATAGTTGAATTGCTAATGCGTATGCCACGTCGGCACTCATCCAATTCTGTCCAACACCAGAAAGAAACTTATCAAAGTATACATTCCAATGAGTCATAATTAACTCAACCATTCTAAAGAATTCAAAAGTTAATTCTGATTTATTGAAGTACGTGAAGTTGCTATACACATTTGGTAGATTTAATTGAGTGAACTTCTTTCGATAGTAGTCACTTGTTACATCTTCATTGCGAAATGTTTTAACATTCGTGCAACACCAAACATCTTTCTTAACAAGATACTCCCACCAATAGTCTACACTCTCAGTGAATATCATATCACTATCAAGTATGATAGTTTCATCATAAGGAGTCATATGTGGATATTTCCACTTATTGTGTATCTTCCACTTGTCTCCTTTAGCATCATCATTCCAAGGAATATCAACTATAGCATCAAATACTTTCTTATGTTTATCAGTTATTAGTTTCTTTGTTTCTTCATCTACACATACACATAGATTGCTATTCTCTTGTGTTGCTTTTAAACTGAGAGCGAGAGCATATGACATTTCTAAGTAATCAATGTCTTCACTATTCTGGGCAATAGTTATATATCCTTTGCTCATACTTTCTCTCCGTTTGTCAATAGGTCATCAATACATCTTGCTATTGCTTTCTTATTCATAATATGCACGTCTATGTTTTTAAACCTTGATAGTATATGGTTTGTAATTCTTTCAGCATCAGCACAATACATAATAATATCATTATGTGAGTTGACTCTGTAAATATCATCAAGGTCAAAACTATTATTCAGATAATCAAATGGCAATGATGGCACATCAAACGCAACACTACCGTTCAATATATGTAGTGCCATAGAAAATGCAAAATCATTTCTATATAGATTGCCACTACAATTATATAGGTAATAATAATACTTGTAATTATATTTTATATGACTTATAAGAGTGAATAGATTTTCGGCAAAATCAGATTTCTTAAAATAAAAAACTGTTGCCCAATACATTGGAATACTAAAGTTATCCAGATATTCTATGTTCCCTTTATGACGTCCCGAAACATCTCTGTATTTACAGTTAATCATCACATCGTTTTCACTATCCCATACTTGGTCTAGCACATCATTCATTATGAAATAATCACTATCTATCACAAGTGTTTCATCGTAAGGAGACAACTCATATACCTCACTTCTGCCCATGTTCTTAAATGATGCATACTCAGTTATATGTGTGGTATCTTTAAACAATCGTATGTTTTCTGGTTGAAACTCATCACTAACAATTACTTTATCAAAGTACTCGTTAATTAGTGTTTCGTTCGATTTTAAAGTCTCGGTATTAGTTATTAGACATATCTCGTCAAACAATGAAAGATTCTTTCTGGCATAACCAGCACAAGCACAAGCCTGTTTAGCATAGTCAACGTACTCATTGTTCTGAGCAAATATTATAATACCTTTACTCATATTAAATTTCTAATACTTTTTCTATTTTACGGGAACTTCTTAATTTTTGATATTCGTTATAATAGTCATTCACTACTTCGAAGTATAAACTCGATGTTTCGTCAAGGAATTTTTCAGTGTCTTCAATACGAACAGGTATATCGTTCTTATCAAGTAGAGTTATCTCTGTTTTACCACTTGAAACAACGAAGTTCATAAAAGATATAAGTGATTGGTCAACTATGAATGAGCCACCAGCCGTGCTATAACTTAGCAAGTTCTGTGTTTTGACTTTTAGATTGTTTTTGTTTAGATTGAAAGTCTTCATTGTATTAGAAAAGTCTAGTGCTTTTTCTAATCTCTCTAAGTCTTTCTCTGATGATACACCTTTAATGCTCTCGGCCATAAATTATTCTCCTGTATTAGTACTAATAATACAGTAAAATCGACCAAAAGTCAACACTTAAAGTTGAGAAATATGGGAATAAGTTGGGGATGAGAGCGTTACGCCATTTGGTGAATCAACTGGTCTAAGTTCATCTAATGTAACTGTTAATGTCCCTGCTACATAGTCTGTTCCTGTCCAGTTGCCAGAATATGGAGGAGTAGTCCAAGTGCCATTGTCAGAGACATGAGCATCATCAAATGATATTTTAATATCTATTGCATTTGAACCTGACAGTTTTGCATATATGTTTATTTGGTTTCCAGCATAATCACCTGTTCCGCCTTTTGTGTAAACAAGTTGATATGTGCCAGTTAACATATTAAATCCATAGCCTGGAGTGCCTAGACTTGCTGAACTTTCTGTAGAAGAATGAGACAATTTAATCGTTTGAATCGCGGCTAACATTGTTTCCCAGTCAACACTTTGGGCATGTGCCGCATCAACGCCAGTCAATGTTGCATCAAATCTAAGTTCTCCACCAGAATTAAAGAAGTGTCTGCGATTATCTTCGTCTGTAAAGGTAACTTTTGCTTCATAAAATACTTGATTTGCACTAGTCCAAATAGGAGTACCGGGACTACCTGCTGGGTCTACGTATGCTTTTGATGAAGATATTTGATTTGGAGTTGCAGTCATGTATGCTACATCACTGTTTAGTTTGTTTCCTACTATGTTTGCTATATCTGTAGTTATAGTGGGAAGAATTGAATCTAGTTGATGTGAGGATGGCCAACTAGCATGACTTGTGCTAGTTGGCGAGTTTAGTACTGTACCTTGATGTCTGCCAGCATAGAGCATTGAGGTCAAAAGTTCATCCCACAATGATGTTGTTACTTCTTCTAATGCTTTAGTAACAACGAGATGACTTTGACCATATCCCGAATCTGATGCGCCGATACCGACTATATCATTGATATCGTCTGCAAATGAGTTAAAATCTGCGACATGTAATTTCCATCTATTTAGATAATAACTCTGTGGCATTTACATCGTCCCACAACTTAGTTTACAGAGAATCAGTAACAGTAGACGTTGGATTCGAAGCCATAACTGAGCCAGACGCATTTGTTAATTTTTTCGATGCAATAGTAACTGTCGATGTTCCCGGTACATTGTCAGCACCAGTCCATGACCATGCACCACCATAACCAGAACCACTGCCTGAACGGGCAACGTGAGCATCTGCTAATTCTATTTTAACTAATATGTCTGCGCCACTGTTTTCTGTTTTGGCTGAAACTTGAATATAGTTCGCACTATAATCTGAATCATCTGCTATTTCTTTCTTATGTACAACATAAGAAGTTGTGATATCACTGTGTTTATATCTTGAACGTGTATCAACTGAACTTGAATCTTCTGGTCTTACTGAGTAAGTAAAAGTACCTAGTTCACCAGTAAGTTGTTCCCAAGAAGTGCCCTGTTGGTTGCCACTTGAGTCACTATGTGATGCTGTAACTCTAAGTTCGCCACCCGCGGCGAACCAAGCATTCAAGTTAGCCACTGAACCAAATTCGAATTTAACAATTTGAGTTCTAGTTCCGTTCCAGTTTGATGCTGTTTCTTGTGTTTCATTCTGTACACTTGTGTCCCAGTCTGTGTAAGACCAAGGAGAATCAAAACGTGTTTCGATGTCAGTGATGAATTGTGCCGCTACAGAACCATAATGGTCCCAGTCGATTGTTGTTCCTGCATCAACTGCCGTAAATGGGTTTGTAATATTATAATAATTTGCTATCTTTGCCGCGGCAGCGAATAGTGAATCATGGTATGCATCGTCAACCGTGTCACCAGTTGTAGGATTTGCCGCGATAGTATGTGACTGGTTATATCCACCATGTACACCCGTGCCGTTTAAGATAGTATTCATAGCACTTCGTAGACTTGATAAGTCTGAGTTTGATATTTGTGAGCCTGAAGCCATTGTTATACTCCTAAAATTTAACTAATTTGTATTGTAACTGTATAGTCAATTACAATAGTTCTATTTGCTGCCAGCAACACGGGATGGAATGTTACGTGGGTTAGCATTAAGGTTTTTGTTTTATCTAAGGCACCACTATCGGTAACCCCAGCCATCAAACCAATTTCATCAAAAGTAAACGCTTCGACTTGTGCTGAACTAGCCGAACTGTCACTTGATGGAATCGATTCTCCTACAGCCGTGGCATAATCTGCATGAGTTAAATTCACGCTAAATTTTACTTTGGATGTATTGTTTGGTACTATTACTCCAGCCCCCATGTCCTCTCCTGGATAATACACGGTATTTGTAGTCAACTGTTCATACTTTGGTACATACAGTGATGAATTACTGGCCGTTATGGCTAGTTGGTCATATGTTGGGTACACTCTAGGAGAACGATAAGAAAGCGTAGTAGTCGAGGTACTACCACCACTGCCGAACTGCATCCAATTAATTGATGGCGCATTGCCTGCCGAATTTACACTCGTTGCCTTGCCTGCCATAGCCGAAGCCATAACATATGCCATGTTCCCTGGATGAATTGCGTTTTTCTTTTGTACAAGTACGTCACCACTCTCTTTATCATAGATTTTAAGTGTGCCGACTACTTGTGATTTTACTGTATCTTTAAACATGTTCCTTCCGTCTCTTAGATTGTTTCATATATTTATCTACTATTGTATTTATACAAACCATCTGTTTAGGTTATATAGTCACTCTATTTTACACTAAGTCTTGTAAAACCAACTGTAATGGAGTCTCAAGCACATATACTAAGTCGTTATTAGCAAATGAATGCCCTAGACCCGTATACAATACTCGGTCACTAATAGTAAGTGATGTACTTGCTTTCTTATCATACATCATAAATTCTACGTTAGAAGTGCCTGCTTTCTGCACTGCTATTAATTTTTTATTATTTTTAGAGGCAGTATCAAACAACGATGCGTTATTTACTACCAAAGTTGTGCCATTAAATGATGAGATTGTACCCGAAGATTTAACTCCGATATTGTAACCTCTACCATACATATCATACACATAAAATTCTGTTTTGTCAACTGTCTCTGAACCAATTCCACCAGTGATATCACCACTGTATGTCTGTAGTCTGACTATTGAACTCTCTAATGCTTTTGAGTTTACTAAGCCGGTGTCAAATCCGCCCTCTTCTGATGTTGGTGTGTATCTGTTTAGTAAGAACTGTCCCTGCTCATATTCTCCATCAGCAATGTCATTGAATGAATTAGTTTTTGCAGTACCAGTTCCGCTCCAACCTGCCGTACCTGTTCCTGTGCCTACGCCTGTTGCTGTAAATGTAGTACCAACATTACTATCACTTGCACCAATTAAAGTAAAGTCTGTCGTTCCTGGTGCTGATATATAATATGAATTTCCAACTATAAATGAACCAGCGTTAATTATTACGACACCATTATTTGTTGCTGTAAATGTAGTACCAACATTACTATCACTTGCACCAATTAAAGTAAAGTCTGTCGTTCCTGTTGTTACGATTGTATATTCTTTACCAGTTATAAATGAACCAGCATCTGTGACTGTTGTTGGAGTGGAAAGTGTTCCATATTTGCCAGCATCTAACGTAGTGTCTAAGTATCTACTGTTATTACCAAAGTCTAAACTAAGAGCCATTTTCTCATCAATTGTAGTAGTTGCTGTTATTGAATCAGTTGTAGTGTTTATTCTTTTGATTTCTCTTATCTTCGCATGATATGGCTTTGCTTCTCTAACATACTCTACCACATCTTCTTCACTATCTCTTTGATAAACGGCATATTGTTTCATCTCTCGGTTATGTAAATCTAAATCAAAATAACTTGTTTTGAATAACCAAGAAGGATATGTTTTTTCTGTGTAAAGATATTTAATCATAGAAAAGAATATGTCATTAATAAATGAAGTATTTGGATAATCTCTGATTAAATTCATCAACTCGTGTACTTGAATTCCTATTGCATTACTATAATAAATATCATAACCTGTTTCTGGTAATGCTATCGAATCGAAAGATACATTCAACGTACTCTTAGTTCTGTGAACTAATTGCAGTTGTCCTTCATGCTCAAAGTAGTATTCATCGTGTGTTGGTAATTTTAATTTAAATGACTTTATACCATTCTCGTATTGTTCAATCATATCAAACTCTCTAGTAGTCGATAGATATGAGAACGAATTAATCGTTTTGTAACTGTCATCTATATACCAATTGCCTAGTTTGAAAATAATATCATCAGTATCTATGTATTGAGTATACTTAGAATATACAGTCTGTAACATTTTGTTACTCATCATTGTGTTTATTACTGAAGCAAAGTTATTGCGAGTTTTTGTAGTATTAGTAAACCAATTGTTCTTCGTTGCTTCTACTGAGTAAACTCTTAATACATCTCCCACTACCATTGTATGTTGCTTACTAATCTTTAAATTATTACCGTCAATACTTAGATAACTTGCTTTTACTGTTCCTGAGTTTGTAGTAACAACAATATTATCAGTTGATAGTCCACTCATAAAGTTGTTTCCGTGCCTGTCTTTTGGCGTTACAACTGCAAAGTTAACGTCAACTAATTCAGATGTCACTAGTTTAGTAACATAAGATTTCAATATAGTGACACCAGAGATAGAATTTGTTAAGTCATCTAAGAATCTGTTAGGTATAACAGACTTTGAGTCATCTAACAACATTTCCCAATCTGAGTGTTCCTTAACAAGACCTTTTTCTTGTTGATATTCTAATGATGCTGTAACAGTCTGGTTATCATATGTCTTCGCATTATTACTAATAACCACACTTGATGTGGAAACTGGCAAGAAACTGTTTTTCGGTCCACCAGAATCAATTAGCATTTTTAGTTCTGACGTGTCATCGTCTTCTGTCCAATAGAAATAATCAGTAACAAGTTTGCCAGCAATGTCATCGTAGTATTCTTTAGTATTATACGTTGATGTAGTTGTTGGTAATGTTCTAGATTTTGTCCATTTCCTTACAATTACAGTTGAACTTGGAACTATTGCACCCCAATACTTTCTCACGTAATCAATGTTTAAGTTTCCGTTGGCATCACCATAATCATTATAACGATAGAAGCGTGCTAAGTCTGTATCCCACCAAAGTTCATCAAGTCTTTCATCAAACCAAATATCATTACTTGTAGTCGTATCATATTTTGCTGGGTCTGTCCACATAACATAATCTAATTTAGACATGATAGTGCCAGGTAGTTTTAAATTAAGTGGGTCATATACTTGATGAATTGTAGATTGTTCTCCATCTTGAATTATTAATCTCTTTGTCAAATCTGTATCTATAACTTTTGTCTGTCTAGCATGGGCTGTGAATCCACCAACTGGGTCATAGTTTAAAACTGCCCAACCAGATGAATCATATTCATCTATCCACAACTTACTTGTACTGTTTAGTCCTAGACTAGTATTGAATTCTGTAAGTGTAGCGCCGTTGACACCGATTGTGTGTCTTACTGATTTCCAAATCATTGCTTTGAAATTGGCACTTGATGTGACATTAGAATATATCAACGATAGTCCTATTCTAGTCAACATTGCAGTGGAAGTTCCAGAGAATGACATCTGCACAGTATCGTTAGTGAATATCATTCTGCCATCACTTGATACACCCACCGTAAGTTCAGATGCGGCAGAGATTTGACTTGCAAACTCTAGTGCTGTTGGACTTGATGATACTGTATTACTATATGTGCCTGCTGTGATGCCTATATCGGCAAGAGGGTCACCAGAAATATTACTCGTGACTATACTCTTTTCTGTACTTGTTATTTTCACTTGTCTATCAGTCTTGACTGCGGAAACAGTTGCACCCGAAAATACTTGAGTATTTAAGTCAGATACTATTGTGTCTGTGGCATCAATTGCAACTGTAGTAGTTGCATATCCCAGTCTACCCATAGCACCCGATGTTACTTCAACTATATCTAAATTGTGATTTGTACTTGTAATTTTAATTGTGCCTGTAACAACTTCAGCAGTGACTCCTAAAATAGATAGTGCATTTATTTGTTGAACAACACTTGCTTGTGTTGGATTAGAATTAGAAAGATAAGTTCCTGCTGTTATTCCCAATTCAGATAATGCTGTTCCAGAAATAATCATTTGACTTCCTGAACTTGCTATAGTCATACGATTGTTTAAATCAATAGTGGCAGTAATATTAGTTATTGTGTCTAATTCGTCTGCTAATTGGTCTAGTTTTGAATTTGTATATGAGTTAGTAGTTGAAAGTCCTAAATCAGTCAATACACCGCCAGTCATAGTTAGTTGTGGAACTGATGTTGTCAAAACCAATTGATTTGATGTTTGTGATGCTATAACTTCAGTTGTTCCTGAGTTAATCGCAATTATAATTGCGGCTAAATCATCTCCATTTGTTAACGTAATTGTATCACCATTAATTGTTAGGGGCTTTGTTGATGTCATCACTGGTGATGTAACTGTACCTGTGACTAATAAATCCTGAACTGTCTTTGTAGTACCATCAATAACAACAGTGTTACCTGTCGTTAATGTCGAACTTCTTGTTGCTGTTGTGGTCTGTGATATACTATCAGTTGAACTATAATCAACAGTCAATGATGTGCCATCTATTGTTATTTGGTCACCGTAAGTTGAACTAAATGCACCTGTTGTTTTTGCAACAGTTCCAGAGAATGTGACTGTTGTGTTTGTTCCATTTTCAACTAGACCAGAATCGTTATAAACAACAAATCTTGCTTGTTCACCTTCAGATACAACTGGGTTTGCAACTGTTCCTAGTATTGTTATTCCAGTACTAGTAGTTCCCGACGGTGCATAAGTGAACGTTGTGCCGTCAATTGAAATCGAATCGCCACTAGAAAATACTGGATTACTTACTGAACCTATTGCTTCTACACCAGAATCTTCATTCGTTGGCACGAATACACTGTTAGTAGTTGTTGAATCTATCTCAACAATTAGAGGTTCGAAATCTTCTTCAAACACTATATACTCGTGTATGGTAGTTCCGTTTACTGTTTTCGTTCCGTTAGCGGATAGAAGATAATATCCACCTATTGTTGGACTTATTTCAGCGGCTGAAATTTTTAAATAAATTGGCTTATTAGTAAATTCTTCAGCAATCGCATTTGTAGTTCCAATATATAATTGGTTGTCTGATGTTTCTCCTACATAACTTATTTCTGCTACTTCACTTAGTCGTACAACATCCCAATCTCTATCCTCATCTGCTTGTACCCAAGATATATCTCCCTCATACAATGTTTTGTCTGTTAGATTAACTAGTGATTCGTGTGTTGGCGTGATATAGTTTACATCTGCTTCGTCTACATATCCTGTTGTTTTTAGTGCTATATTCTTTTTACCAGATACTTCTAAAAGTTGTTTAGTTGGGTCAGTATATTCTATTAGATATGGGTCTTTAATCATATCAGATACGGTAATATCTTTTGCCATTGTAAATTTATTAGACTCGTGGCCGTAGTCGCTTAGTTTAACTGCCCAGACATCAGCATGTGTTATATTCTCAAAGTTATTATTATTGTTAACAATTTTGTTAATACTAGAATTAGTTCCTTTATGAGATAAAAATCCTTTATAAAATTCTAATTGCGATTCTCTTTCAACACCATGATTTGTTAGATATGTTCTTGTTGTATATCCATAATGATTTGATTTTAATTTATTAATAATTGAAAGGCTTTGGTCAACAAGAGTATCTCTATAATAGCGTGTTTCTTCAATCATTGTATCGAAGTTCGGTATCAATTGGTCATCTTTGACGATGTAACCATCTACTGCCATAGTTCCGTCCCAGCCGATAGTTCTATTACAGTCTACTTGCATTCTAAGATTTCTATTATGATTATGAGGGTCGTATATCACGTCTCCATAACTATCAGTTCGGTCAACAACAAATGCGTGTTCGATATCTCTGATATCCATTTTCATTCCATAGATAGGAACAGTGCTTTTAAATATTAATTTAGAACCATCTGTGCGAAACTCAAGTTCAGAATTTGGTATAAGTCTGCCTGCTGAATCGATTACACGATAATAATTTTTAAATGTTTCAGTAGTTACACTTGCAACACCATAGGTTGAATCAAAACTACCACCCGTTAATAGCGGAGTAAGAGTAATAAAGTCGCCTATTTCGTGTACTTCTGATTGCCATTCTAAGAATTTATATAACAGATTTTCCCAATCTATTACGTCACCAAATTCACTTGTGTCTGTGAATTCCCATCCTACTAATTTAAGATAATGTTCATAACCCATTATCAAATGAGCAACATCATCTATTGATTCTAAAATGTCACCGTAGTTATAATTCTTTACTGTGTCATTTACTAATTCGTTATATCCAAGTGCTTGAACTTTATTAACTCTAGGCCATTCTGTTACTGGCTTCCAATCTTTAATGTTATCATCAAATATTGAAGTAGATGTATGATTTGTAAGACAAACATACGGAGTATCGTTCCACAATATATATGAATCCATTCTGTAGTATTCACCAGGTTGCCACTGTTGTAGTGTAAGTTTGTCACCTGATGTTGAGAATGCTTTTTCTCCACTCGCTTTGTCCCATCCCATCGCATAAAATGTAGGATTTATTTCGTCATATCCGTGTACTCTAAAACCGAACTTATTGGTTTTTGGTTGTGAAATTAATGTCCAGCCACTATAGTCGAAGAATGTTCCACTAGGAGGAGATAATTCCTTTGTTGTCAATGATATGGCTTTTCTTTTATAATATTTGCCATCATTTAAATTCAGAACAATATCACCCTTTCCATAATTTGATAAATTTCCGAAAGAGTATGTTGGATGCTTGGCATCTAGTGATACTTTTTCCAATACAATAGCACTAAAGAATTCACTTCTATTTGGCACACCAGCATGAACAAACAAATCAAAGTTGTCTGCAGGCAAATCAGTAAATCTACTATTTGTTAGTGAGTTGTTTTCTGTTTGTAATGTAAAGTTATTAACAAAGCCACCTAGTTTTGAACCCAACTTAAATGAATAATTGTCTTTCTCTGCAACTACTAAGTCGGTATCAATACCATCGTTTTTATTTGAGTAATCGATGATATTTTTCATTTCAGTACGATAATCGTGCATAACTTGAAATGGTTTTGTTAGTAACATTAGCACAAATTCAGCAAATAGAAATTCACTACTACGAGTCCATGCAAGTTCAACTGGAGAATTATCTCCAAATTCCCATGCTTGGTCCATCAATGCAATCTCGGACGAATGAATTGACCCGCCAAAGAACAAATCTTCTGGTGTTTTTAGATTTCCTGAACCGTCAACTGGATTAGGAATATTTAATGATTCTTGTGTTATAAGTTGATTCCACCAAGACGATGATGTGTAATTTGCTGTTCCGTACCATGTATCGAATCCCGCAGGCTTTTGTGAATATTTTAGTACTTTCCAAGGCTCTTGTAGTGGTCTATCTGTCCCGTACGTATATATTAATTGTCCTCTCCAATGACCGGCTGAGTTATTGTCTTTTGCTCTGTAATTCCAAGTCTTATAATCGGTTGCATCAAAATCATCATTATTTAAGTTGTCAATATTATTACGCATCATCCATTTCTTAAAGAATGGATACATAATATATTTCCTTTCAGCATTTGTATAATCATTAGAAGCACTATCGTATACTCCATAATTCATACTATCAACTTTAGAACTTGTATTATCTGCTAGGTTATTGAATATTAAAGTTTCAAATGCAAGTAGTATTGCATCGATTTTAGTTCCATATTTTGGAACTAATGAGCCATCATGACCTCTAATAAAGTCTACTGAAGGACTATATCTTGAATCTGTAATTGATTCTGGTTTATATGCAGGAGCAATTCCTAATGCAGTTGCACTTGGCGGCACATAAGTTTCTTTTGTGCTACTATAATGTCTCACACTTATTACATCGCCAGTAGACCTTGCTGTTGTAAAGTTTATTTCTGTTGCACCAGAAGATAACGTATAATCTACATTTAATCTCTGAACAACATTATTTAAGATAACAGTTATGTCTTTGTCATTTAATATCGAGTTAGTAAATGTTGGCATAACTTGTTCAGTTGCACCATTAATAACAGAAACATCAAGTGATTGGTAGTGGGCGTTTGCCTCACCAAAGTTCACCATTGCACTATCTCTAAAGATACTTACACTCTTATGTTTTCCAAGAGAAATAGTAGTAATTGCTTCTTCTAGTATCTCTAAATCTGTCTTAGTTTCACTTGAATCTGAGTCTATAATAGATTGAACTGTTGTGAGTAATTTGTTTTTGTAACCATTATATGCGCCTGATAAAAATTCAGTTGCTTTGATTGGGTTATAATCTTCTCGTGTTAATGCAAAGTATGCCTCTTTAATATCTATTGAGTTTTTAATGAGAACACTACCCTTGTCTGCGAATCGTAGTTTATCTGAGTTATTTCCTAATACTCTATAGTTGTTGGCAGCATTTGCACTTCCTGTTAATCCGAATGTAGTTTCAATTATACGAACACAGTGTTCATAAACAAGAGAATATACCATCTCTGTGTTATAATATGTTGTGTTGTCTATATTATACTCTAGTGCCGGATTAATTCTTTGAAACACAGTTTGTCCGTCAAAAACTACTGGAGCATCGGTGCAATAGTCTACATATATGTTTCCAGAAACTGCTTCAGTGAATGTTATTTTCTTTGTAGTACTATTATATACATGATTTCCTATTTGCTTATCACCATTTATATATAAGTCTATTTGAATCTGACCGTTTGAGTTCTTTGGTGATTGAAGTAGTTCTATTTCTGAAACTGATATTTTGTCGCCTATCTCTTGTCTTAGATTTCGGTATTCAAATGTTGAAGGTATCATCAACTTTTTATAATCTGTATTGTATTTGTACGTTGATGATTCATCTAAGTCAATATTAAATACAAATTCACTTTGATAGTCACCTGCTTTTAGTTTGGGTTTAAATCCTAATTCTGTGTCTGTTATGTAATTATCACCAACTACATAGTGAAATATGTTTATATCTTTTACATATGTGTTATTTGAGTCATATGATTTGAATGTTGGTATTTCTCCGGCAGTATACACTGCGGCTGATGTAGTACTTAATTCAATATCTTTGTCAAATTCAATAATTGGTCTTAGTGCTTGTGATATTTTTGTAAAGTTTGCATCTGTAATTAATGCTTTGATATCATCGTAATGATACCAAGAGTTACTACCACTCCACCACGAACCTACACTGTTTTCTATTGTGACATAATGTTTATCGTCTGAGCCAGGTATTGAAGCGTCAAATCCAGGAGAGACCCAGTAATACATACTGTAGTTGACAAACTTGTCTATGTCTATTGGAAGAGAGACCGTGTTTAGAGTGCTATTAAATAATCGTCTGTGGTCGTTTGTTAATGCGCCTTTATTATAGGTCGCATTCAGTAAGTCATCATAGAATACACTATCACTTGCATCTCTGTTTGTGAATGTTGGTTCTAAACCGTAATTGTCTCGTGCGTATGCTGAAGATGGAAAAGAAAGATATATATCACTACTTTTAAATATTCCTTTTTCTTTTCTACCAACAAATGCTTTTGTTTTCTCCATCTCACCAGAAGAGAAGGCGCGGTCAAGTGTCGTGTCAAATATTGTTTCTAACTCGCTATTCTTCAGGTGCCCTGGTAAAAAGTCATAAATCTTCTTTGCCATGTTTATTTGCCTACTAATTCAGATTGTGCTAATTGTGTAATTATTTTTACATCGTTTGAGGTTGTTACTGCCATAAACACTTCGTTTAAGGCACATGAGATGCTTAATAAGTTTGTAAATTCATTTGAAGCATATTTTGGTGTAATTACTACACTTGATATATAATCTCCTAGTTCTTTATGTAAGTATGCCGCAAGTTCTGAGAAGTAAAATGTAGCGCCAAAATCCCAGTTGTCAATTGAGAAGTACTCATTTACTTTTTTAGATACTTCTGTTTTTATTTCACTATCAGTATAACCTACACCTAACTTTTTAATAACTTTGAATATTGCTTGATTCTCATTTTCAGCATATGAACCGAATAAGTATTTAAACTCTACTGGAATATAAGCCACATGGTCAGCAATCGCCTTCTTTGGCTCAATTGTGTTCATTATTTTTGATAATTCAAAATTATTAGGAGGGACTGGTGTAGTAGTTGTAAAGTCGGTTGCTATCCATTTCTCAACATTTCTTACATAGTCAGAACTCAATACATACATGTCAACAATGTTACTCGTGCTAGGGTCTATTCGTTTATTTACATCTGCATAATGTTCCCATCTGAAACTTGAAAAGTTATCTTCAACGAAAGTTATTCCTTCTTTTACTGAGTAAGTAATTGTGTTATATACTATATCATTTCCACCTGCACTCGTGTACGTAAACGCCGGATTCCAAAGACCACCGATACGTTTATACCATGTACTGTTTGTTGTGTTAAACCATAACGTTGCAGATGATGGGACTGATGAATCTGGGTCTGTTGGTGATGAATCTTGTGCTGCCGCTATTGCGACTTTTGATGCTCTTTCGTATGATATATTGTCTTTTGTATAACTTTCTAATATAATACTTTGGCTAGCAGTAATATCGAACACACTATACGGATGGTCATCAACATTTGAAGCAAGTAGTTTAACTTTTGTATTATCTTTATAGCCTGCGCCTGTTAAGTAATCATCATATACATATGATGCCATAGTCTTGTATGTTGCTACGGTTGTATTTGTTTGTGTTGCTAAATCAAATGATGCTTTGACTCTCACTGAGTAATCTGCAATATCAGATAACGTTGCTGCCGAACCAATAAAAACGTCAATCAAATCACCAACGGTAACTGCATATGTCCAGAAAATAACTTTATATGTAGTGCCCGAAGTGTTTGTAACTGTAATATGTTCATTATCAATAAATGCTCCAGTTTCAGTTCTAAGTAGTATATTACTGGTTGTAAGTGCTGTTGAACTTGTTATTGAGAATTCTCCGTAAGCATATTGTTTGAAATCTATATCCGAGTCAAGTGTATTAATTTGGAATGCTGTTTGCCAAGGTAACACAAATGTATATTCGTCAAATCCCGCATGGTAAGTTACTACCATATCATTTTGTTCAGCACTGTCTGAGTTATCTCTGAAAACAAAATTGCTACTCGTTGAAGCCGCATTAAAATAACTTAAAGATTTTTTTCCTTTAAAGCCAAGAGAGGTAAGACTGCTAGAACTGATTGTTGTGAAAGAACTGTCTGCATTTGCTAAAGTTTTTATATCTCCTGGTTCACCCTCGTAGTTTATAGTAACATTTGAAAGAGAAGTATTAGTTTCTGAAGATGCTGTAACTGGACTATCTAACCCTACAGTTGTGGATAATCCTGTTATTGCTGATAGGTCATCAATTCTTAATTGAAGTTTGTCTATGCCGTTTCCTAACTCTGTAGCATCGCCAATGATTTTACCTGATGCTGACGTTGGCGCAATTATATTACTTGGTGCTAACGGATATTCAATACCATTTGGTGATATCAAAGAATGAGTGTATGTTGTTCCTGAAACTGCTGGATTACTGTTAGCAAACTCGTATGATTCTCTTGCTCCTGTGTATTGGAATATTGCATCAAAAGTTGCACCAGTTGTATTATATACTGCTGAGTTTGATATTGGCGCTTGTCCAATAGTCACAACATCGCCCACAGTAGAACCATATCCACTAGTAGTATTGCCACCAGTTGTTAGATAGTTTAGATATATTGTATCTCTCATTGATAAGTTAGTTTCATTATCAATTACGTCTGTTGTATTGCCGTAGAAGAACTTAACTTGGTCTCTACTTTCAAATGCTATCTTTTTGCCTGTGAATTCCGCCACATATTCTGATTCATTATCTCTGATACCAGAACTGTAGTTGAACACTACATGACACTCTGATGGAGTTCCTGATATTGTATGTAACTGCCATTCCCATATATTTGTCTGCCCTGTCTTTAGTGCATATTTTATTGTAAATGTTTCTTCAGTTGAACTATTAATCTTAGTTTTTATTGATGTTACTTCTGCTTCTGTAAACTTAGTTCTTAGTCCTCTTATTACGTTTACAATAGTTCCGTTTTCTTTAATTGCTTTGCTTAGAGTATAAGTAGTTCCTGAGACTTCGATGACTTTTGCATATGTAGTTCCAGATAATGAAGATAATTCAAGAGTGTCGCCTTCATTTATAACTGTTGTCACTGATGATGCTGAAATCTTCATATGATTACTAGAATCATATGTATAGTTTTTTGCAATAGAAACTAAAATACTACTATGTCCTTTATATTTGTGGAAAAAGGAATTTAAAAAACTTGGATGTTTTATTGCTTTAGTAAGTTCGTTTCTTATAAAGTTGTCACTGTTGCCTTGTAGTTTATTGTAACTTAATGGAATCTTTATTGTTTCATCTTCAACAAATAATGAGCCGTCTGAACCAGTGACACTTAGATTTGAGTGATGTCCTAAAACATCGTCCATCTCGTAAAAACGAGAGTTACCTGCAAAAGAAGTATTAACTGCTTTGACTTTTCTAACAACATTAGTTCCAAGAGACAACGGATATACGTTATAATCTTGTGCATTTACCATTCTATCTTGTGAGTAGTAACTTCTTGGAGCAGTTCTACGTATACTTGCATAAGTTTCACCAGAATAGTTTTCACTGAAATCTCTAGTGCTTGTTAGTGTCAAAGTTATTCTATATGTTCTATTATCACTTCCTTTATATGGAATTGTTATGACTTCGTTTGTGATATCATCTGCATTTACAGTAAAGTTTTCATTGTCTACTGTTCTATACCATGTTCTGTATGCACCAGTTGCCGCATTACCAAACACACCATCAGGATAATGTAGTTCAATTCTGTTATTCTCTATTGAGTTGACACTTACAATGTCTCCAGAGCCAGTTCGTAAAGCATTATAAATTGCAGTTTCACGTGTATCATTGTCTACTTTTACTACACTTGAAACATATGCTCTTTGTGAATCTAGTTTTTGTACCCATACATCAGAGTTTGATATATTAATATCTGTAATCGATTGTGTTCTGTTTGAAATTGTCGTAGTATAGTTTTCATCTTGAAACCCTAATTGTCCAGCACATGCATAAACAAAGAACCCTGTTCTATCACTAGCAGAGCCGAGATTATCATTACGATTTATAATTGTAAAATTATTGTTTAAATTTGGTTCGTCTTCAAAGATGGTCGAATCTGTATTGTTAATCCTTACACGAACTGCTTCAAACTGCCTAGATTTTCCACTTACATTAGAAAAAAATGGATAGTTTATATTTTTTGAATTTACGTCTTCATTAATCTCATACAAAGAATGTTCTATATCTGCGATTGTTAATTTAGATGTGGGATTTTGAATTTTTGTAGTTCCAGAGAAAGAAGAATTTAAGATGCTGATAAAGTTTTCATACCAGTCTATGTTATTACTGTCATTCCAATTAATAATTTTTCCAGCAAGACTGACACCTTCATTATCTAATACATCTTCGTTGGTTGTGACACTCGAAATCTTCATAAAGCCTTTTGCGTTAATTGGGCGTGTCTTATTATATCCTAAAGTTTTAGCCATCTGAAGAATACTTGCTCTACGTTCAGCAGTATCCATAAAGTTTTCTCTAGTGTTCATGTCTAGTCTAAATGCTAAACTGTGTCCTAGATATGCAACTAAATCTAAAATTGCTATGAATTCTGAACTTGCTATGAAGTCATTAAATTTCTCAGGATACATCCTGGCTGTATAGTCTAGTAGGGCCGCTCTAATTGTGTCAAAGTCATATGCCTTAAGACTAACGTTAGTGAAAGCAGTGTAGACTGTTGTCCAACTCTCACTTGCGAATAAATTATCTGTACGTTCTTGGCTCATAATATTCTCTCTTTTATTCTCTTGCTAAGTCTATACTCAACTCTACTGGTTCACCCGACGGCAATATCGTAAGTCGTAACATAGCATTTACTGTGTGGTCCGATTCAGTAATGTCAACGCTAACAAAACTACATCTCGGGTCATCATTTACAATGTCTGTCAAATCTTCTTCAATCAACTCAGTTGTTTCCTCAGTTAGTGGCTCGAATATCATTTCGTGTATAATTGACCCATAAGTAGGCAACATCACACGCTCACCTCTACGGGTCATGATATGATTCATAAGGTCTTCAATCACCAAGTCTTTATCTTGTAACTCGTGATTTATCGCATTTGTATTTTTGGTACTAAAACCTGTAAATAATGGCATAACTTTGTTTTCTCTGTAGTTTATTACACATGTATTTATCTCCAGTTAATATTCGTAGTTTTAGATTGACAAATGGATGCAATTCTGTTATTATAGTACTAAATAATACTATTAATTATATCAAAGGATAACAATTCATGCCAAATCTAGTACCAATGGTCGTTGACCAATCAACAAATGGAGAGCGTAGTTACGATATTTTCTCTCGTTTATTAAAAGAAAGAGTTATATTTCTAACTAGCGAAGTGAATGACTATCAGGCAGACTTGATTTGTGCCCAGTTATTATTCTTAGAAGCAGAAAATCAAGACAAAGATATACATTTTTACATCAATTCGCCGGGTGGTGCAGTGACTTCTGGCATGGCAATTTACGACACAATGCAGTTTATTAAGTGTCCAGTAGCAACTACTGTGATGGGACAAGCATGTTCAATGGGTTCATTACTTGCTCAGGCGGGTGCTAAAGGAAAACGACACGTACTACCAAACAGTCGCACTATGATTCATCAACCAAGTGGTGGTGCTGGTGGTCAAGCAACAGATATGAAGATTCAAGTTGATGAGATTATGAAAATGAAAGAGAGATTGACTGGAATTTATGTAACTCATAATACCGCTGGTAAGACATTTGATGAATTGACTGCGGCTATGGAACGTGATAACTACTTGGATGCAGAAGAAACAGTAGCATTTGGTCTAGCAGATAAAGTTATAGCAAATCGTTAAAATCCCGGAACAAAACTAAACAATTTAGCAGTTTTTATCTTTTGATTTGCTAATGTTTCGTTTACTTTTCCGTTCTCTTTTATATTCTTTTGGATTTCGTCTGTTATTGAGTACCAGTCTTGTGCATTTATAAGTGCAATAATTGAACTGTTTTCTATAGTACTAATGCCTTCATTAAAGAAATGATATAAGAGTGCATCATAATGTGGTTGTGATATTTTTACTGTAATAAACTTTTCTAATACATTACCAATATTTCTTAATTGTTTCTCTAAGATAAAATCTGCCATTCCTTTTGTTATTTTATTAGTTGTGATATCTATTCGTGTAGATGCAACCGTAATATAACCGTAGTTCACTTCAGTGTCAGATATTTTATAATTATATCCAACTACATTATTTTCAACTGTGAGTGTGGGTTTATTATCTAATATAATTGCATTCTTACTCATTGTCGAGAATGTTAAATCTTTTACGTTTTCTAAATTTACTTTTACATGTGACAGTATGTATGTAGGTTTATCATTTTCATCATAACCTGTTCCCAAGAATGTACCATTCTCAGTTATAACATGCAATGGTAACTGAATGTAATTTAGTAATGAACCTTTTCGTTTATCGTATATCATTATTTTATTCCCGCTTTATCTTTGCCATCTTTACTAGCGGAATCTATTGCAAATTGGCTTGTTGATAATTTTTTAGAATGAGGTCTAACAAAAGGTTCGTGTGTTGGCATTTCAGATACAATAGTATCTTTAACTATTGTACATGTTAAATTTTGCATATCTGGATGTTCTGTAACTAGAATAAGTTCTGACTCTGGTGCAATTGGACCATTCAAGTGCAATTTGCCACCTTTTGTTGTTATAAAACCATTAATTCCAACATTCACATTAAGAGTCGATTCGGTCTGTAACATTGTATTTCCTTTACTTCGTAAATGTATTTCTTTATCTGAATTAACTTTAGTATTTCCTTCGATGCTCTTAATATTAATATTTTCTTTTGCTTCAAGATTTATATTTTTGTCTGCTCTAACATTGAAGTCTTTCTCAGTTCTCATATTTAACGAGCCTTCTGCGTATACCATAACTTCGCCACTTGCCCCAATCTCTACCCATCCAGAACCAGAACTGTTAACAACGTAAATAAAATCATTTCCGCCATCTAATATAACTCCGGCACCCGAAGAAGTCGTTATTCTTATTTGCTCAGGATGAATTGTCCCATCATCACCGACACTTCCATCATCTATAGATAAAGAAGACCCACCTGATGATTTAATTCCCATAACTTTAGAATGCTGTGTTTCGCCATATGCGGCATCTCTACGAGGGGTTGTAGTTGTTGTTCCTCTTAGAGAATCAGTATATGTTCCTTGGTCAGCAACATTCTTATTTGTTGTACTGTTTGGTAATGTCGCATCATCCAGTTCTACGTCATCTTGGGTTTTGTGAACTTTCATTGTTGGTACATCAGCAAAAACACCTGTGCCGATTGCGGAACCTTCTTCAGGTTTTGCTTTTCCAGAAGCACCACCACTAACTATATCAACTACATCAGTCGATGTTGCAAACCAAAATCCCTCGGTTGAACTGCCACTATCAGCAAAGAAGACGAGAAGTGTAATACCTGTTTTGTCTGGAACATTAAACAATGCACCTGTTTGTGCGTGTCTAAAAAATCTTGGGTCTTCTCCATTTTCACCTAATGAAGGAATATATGCGGCGACTCTACCTTGGCCTGTTGGGTCAATAAATTTTTCGCCCTTTGAATTTTCTGTTACAGTTATTGCTTTAAATATACCTTTACCTAATTTCTTAGTAATAGGAGATGCTTGGTTTGCCGCGGCAGACCTAAACTGTCCAACTAATTTTCCTTCTTTTGCCATAGTTAACTTCCTTTATTACTTGTCAATATAAAATTTATCGGCTGATATAGTTATCACAAGAGTGCCATCTTTATCTCTAGGTAACTTGCCATCTATCATTTGACTTTTTTGTCCTGATTTAATATCTGGAAACAAGTCTGCAACCTTTCCTTTTAAAATATCATAATCAATTAAATATGTTGGATTCATATCATTGTATGTAGTTGTATGTATGCCAAAATATGTACTAGGATTACTAATTGTTTGTGAAACTCCATTTGCATCTGTGTATGTAATCGGTCCAATGTTACTAAAATCTTTAACTTTTATATCTCTTCCTGCATCATCAGTCACAGTAGTCATGTCTCCTGGCTGAGTTCTCATCAGTATTTTATATATCTTTTTAGCCTCATGATATTGAGATATTTTTTCAGGATTAGCCATTGCATAATCCCAACCAACACCGGCGCCCTCTAGTTTGTCTTTTAGACTTCCAGGTAATATAATATCCATAGTATCGGTGCCAGATTTTATCAAGATTGGTGCGTTTTCAACCGCAATCTGTTCAACTGGATTTTTTATCTGAACAATGTCTGTATTGTTGCCATTTTTTATAGTCGCCACCTCAGTTACTTTTTCTGCTGGCAGAGAAAGGTCGGCAATTGCCACCTCTAATTCAAGTTCTTCTAGATTTTTAACTTCTATATCTCGGTGAGATGAGTCAAAATAATAATCATCTAGTTTTGTATTAGATGCAGTTACATCTGCTGATAAGGTATTCAATTCGTGTTGAAGGTTACCAACCTTTACGGCTTCAGTTAAATCGCCACGATGTCCGTCTTCTGCCGCCGCAATTACTGTGCTAATCCCTGTTTCTAATCCTTGAATTTTGCGATAGTCGTTGTCCGATAGTTCATTTAGCGCCATAGTATTATTAATCTTAGATGCTACCGCAAATTTCATTGCAGTTTTGTCTTTATTTGTAATGATTAAGTCTTCGTTTTTTAGTTCAGTTTCTATTAATTCAACTGCATTGGATTTCCATGCATCTTCTTCTGCTATGCCGGATTCACTATAGTAGTTTTCTTCAAGTGTTTTATTAATCTCTTCTTTTAATACTTCAACATCAATCATTTCATTATCAGTTAACTTGTCTGAAAGAATTGGAACACATTCCAGTTTTCTATTTTTAATATTCATTTTGTTCTTTGTGCCCTCAGGACAAGACTCTTTTACTATTTTGTTAACTTTTGATTCTTCGATTCTATTCAACTCATATTGGGCTTTCCAGGCATCATTCTCAATTTTGCTTAATTTCAGATATTTTGCAGTTCTACATGCACCAACACAACTAGAATCATTTTTTATTGCCTCGTATTCTGCTTCAAAATCTTCTGACGTTTTAATAGACCCATCAGACTTTTGATATGGTTGTATTGTTATTGTGTTTAGTTCTGTTCCTTTTATTGTTTCAGAATTAAGGGGTTTTGACTCCTCTAATATTCTATTATTTGCTACACCAGATTCAGTATAATAATTTTCTGCTGTGATACCTTTTGCTTGTTCATCTAAAATAATTTCTGGAGTTCTCTCAAATGTTGCTCTTTTTACTAGTTTCTGTATATCATCTGGGTCATGGCCGGTGATGTTCAGTTCGCCACCTGCGGCGATTTGATAAACTGCAATTTCTTCGTCTGAAAACGTGACACCATCATTTGATATCCAATCATTTATTTGTGTATTCATTGCCGCTACTGCACTTGGTTTTCCTTGGTCTTCTATAGTTAATCCAAGAGATTCTAACCTCTTTTTATTACTGTCCTTAATAATATCACATGCAGTAAAAGGCAATTGGCCGCCTTTTCTTTGAGATTCACATGTTTTGTGCAATGTTGGAAGTTGGTCTAAAGTTTCATTTGCCAAGGTATTTCTTACAATCGCATCAACAGTTGGATTAAAGTGTCCTACCATACTACTCTGTGCTGTTATAGTATCGTCGGTCGTATCAGCGTGTTCATCTACATACCGCGATGCATTCTTATTAAGCCTGTTTTTTGGCGCAGTAGTAATTGGTTCTTGTCCTGGTCCAGTTCTATTTCCATAAGAACTCATAGCCTCTTCCATTTCATCAATTCTTATTTCTTCGGCCTCTTGAGCCGCCCATGCCGCCTCTCTTTCTTCTTGTGTCATTTCCTTGAATTTGTTGTATTCGTCTTCATCAAAGGTAGTGAAATTATTGATTTTTTCTGCTCTCTCTTCATCAGTATAACTGTCTATATTTTTTGTAATAGGGTCTCCATTAATATCGACATTACTAGCACCATCTAAGTCAACAGGTGGAATATCAGAAGATTTATATAGAGTTCCTTCTGGGTCAGATGGATGTCCTGGCGAATTTGTGTTCCCTTCAACTTCAACCATTCCAACTTTCTCACCAGCCTCAGATGTAAATTGTTCTGCTTCGGTCCATTTTACCATGCTTAAGTTTTGAGTGAACATACCATTCGTAAAATTACTCGTGATTGTTCTTACTGCGTATAAACTAAAGACAAGTGTTCTAGTCTTAATGTTTTCATTTTCGTCAACGCCCTTTGCGACACCCGATTTTAATACTAGATAAGGAAATCCATTAAGTTTTGAATGTATATTCCATTTCAAGTCACTGCCTTTATCACCAAAAACTTCTTTTTCTTTTGCTGGTGGTATATATCCTTCTAACCAAAAAGGGTCGCCCTTGATGGTCATATCTGCATATATCATGCTCAACTTACCACCCTTTGCTTCGTAATATTTTTCTCTCGCTAACTCAATCTCTGTTTCATCTCCTTTACTTATAGCGACTTGTTTAGAATCTTCATCCATCCCCTGGATTAATCTTCTGAATGTGACTGGATTATTTGCTTGTGCTTTAAGTATAATTTCATAATCTGAATTGGATAGACGATTTATTAAATCTTCTCCAAGTTCTTCAGCAAGTATAAGATTTTTGCCGTCAGGATTTATATCTCGAATGTCAGTGAATACTTTGCTTCCTACATCTTGAAAGTTTAGGTTGTTCGTATTCAACTTAGAAGCAATAGCGTTTGAATATTCGTCTTGTGCAAATTTTTCTTTTGTAAGTGCCACGCCTTCATATTTATTCGCTTTTTCTTGTGCTTCTTCAACTGCTTTTTCTTTTTTACTCAAATTTGATTTCATATGAGTAATATTCAACTCGCCAATCATTTCAGAGTTTGACTTACTCTTATTTTTTGCCGCGGCTGCAAAGCCTACTGGTCCAGGTTTGTCTGGCTCCTCATCTACTACAGAATAATCATTCATTAATTGTTCTAGTGATTTGTCACCAAAGGCACGCTCTATTGCCATAGGTGATAAACCACCTCGCTGGTTTGAGAGTTCCGTTATTATTTTATTTCTATAATCATCTTGTAAATTTGTTAATTCTTTTTTTAAACTATCTGCTCTTGTTTGATGTTTTAAATATTCTTCATTTGATTTCTCAAAATTATTTTTCGCTTTGTCAACAAGTTCTTGATGATGTTCATCTAGTCTTATACTCTGATTTCCCTCTTTTTTAAAATGCTCATATGCCCAAATATCATCTGGTGTTGAAAATATTTTTGTTAGTTCTGCGTCTAATGAAATATTGAAATCTAATATTTGGTCATTTCTTCCAGTAAACAGATATTCGTATTTCTTGTTTACGTGTCCATTTGCAAACATGTCTTCGACCATTTTTTTACTATTTCTTATCTTGTTTAGTTGGTCTGGCATATTATGAACAACAACTTTTTCTTCATAGTCTATAAAAAATAAAACATCATATGCTTCTGTTCCTTTGACTGGATTATATCCATCTGGTTTAATCATCAAATGTGGAGTTATTTTTAGAACTTTTGTAAATCCTGGATTGTCTGCCGCAATTTCTTTTTTAATCAACGTAGATACATTACACAATTCTTCTACAATACTATAGATATGACTTCCAGGCAAAATTCCCTCAGAGGCCTTAGCCTGATTTTCACCTTTCGCAACCATGTTTTTGTTGACATTGAGTGAATGGTCTGGAGGCATGCTACCCTTATCCCATCCTAAAGTTTTAACTCGCTCAGAGAACTGGTAACCATATGTGTGTTTCATAGATTCAAGAAGCGCCTGGTCGTTATCTTTAATAGACTCGTTTAATCTTGCAAAAAATTTGTTCAATGATACCTCTAAATTATTGGCTATTTCGTAATTGAATCCATGTTGGGTCTTCGCAACATCAGTGTCCATTACAACTTTATCGGCCGGAACTTGTCCACTAATGACCGTTGTTGTTCCTCTTGCATCAGTTGTAGTATTTAAGTTTTGATAATTTACGATTTTAAATGGTATAACCTTTGTTTGTGCAAGTTTCTTTTTTTTCGCATGTGTGCCGTGACCTACGAAATTTATTTTAATAAAATATTCAGCATCAGTAATAGAACTGAATCCACACAATGCAACCACAGTTTGTAAACTGTTTGCTAGGCTTGTATTGCCAACTTGGGTAACAGTGAAACTTAACTTATCGGCTGTTCCGGCAATCTTACTATAATCTCCATTACCCACACCAACAGCCTCTACAGTCAAATCTGCCACTGTGAATTCGGTAGTAACACCAGTTTTTGCTATTGTTATGGCATTGTCCGTCGAACGTGGCCATCCGTCTGAGACGATTGTCTCCATATCAAATGCTTCTTGTTCTTGAAATGCTCTTGTTGTTTTACGGTCACATACAAACCACTCTAGGGTGTATGTGTAAGAATCATAGACA